TGCAAGTTCTGCGTGAAGTCGATCCAGCCCGACAACTCGCAGATGGACCGGGAGTTGTTCTCTCGGGTGATCCGCGAACTGCACGCGGCTGGCGTGGTCGAACTCGGGCTGTTCTATATCGGCGAGTCGTTTACCTGCAAATGGCTACCGGACGCCATCAGGGAGGCAAAGGCAGTCGGATTCCCGTATGTGTTCCTGACGACCAATGGCAGTGCGGCAACCCCGCAGCGGGTGTTCGAGTGCATGAAGGCTGGTCTAGATTCCCTGAAGTTCTCGATCAACTTCCAAGACCCGGAGCAGCTTGAGGAAGTGGCCCAGGTGTCAGGTAAATACTGGATCAAGGCGATAAACAACCTGAAAGCCGCCCGGATGATCCGCGATGAGAACGACTTCAAGTGCGGGCTATACGCCAGTTCCATTGCCTTCGATGGCGAGCAGGGCGACAAGATGCGTGCCGTCATGGCGGACATCGAGCCTTTCGTGGATGAAGCCTACTGGTTGCCACTGTACGGCATGAGTGGTGCGTCCAAGGCGGCAGGGTGGAAGCCCCAACCGGGCAATCCGGGCCGGCTGGACAACATGCGTGACCCTCTACCCTGCTGGGCGGTATTTACCGAGGCGCACGTTACTGCCAGCGGGAAACTCGCCGCATGCTGTTTTGGCACAGGTTCTGACGGTGATTTGGTAATGGCGGACCTAACCAAAGTATCATTCAAGGATGGGTGGAATTCGCCCGAATTCCGTAAACTGCGCAAGGCCCATCTTGCGAAGGATGTTTCACAAACTGCTTGCGCGAGTTGCGCGGCTTCGTAGGTAAGCTATGGCACTGGACACATTCGGAGGGCTAAAAACCTCGATAGCCACGTGGCTGAATCGGGCGGACCTTACAAGTTACATCCCCGATTTCGTCAAGCTCGCCGAACAGCGGTTGAACTACGGTTCTGACGGTGCCTATCCCTCTGCTCCGCTGCGGATTCCTGCGATGCAGACGACAGCGACCGGCACGATCACCAGCAGTGCCATTGCGTTCCCGACCCGCTTCCTTGAGCCGATCAGGATCATGGCAAATAGCGGATCGACAAAGTGGTCGCTGAGTTACATGGCTCCAGAGCGCTTCTCGGAACAGTCCAACGGTTCTGGAGTGCCGACCGTCTATACCTATCTGAACAACACGATCCAGACGGCAGAAACGGGCGCAGCAGACTACACGCTGGACTACTACCAGGCGTTTGCCGCGCTGTCCGCTGACGCCGATACGAACTGGGTTCTGACCAATGCTCCGAGTCTGTACCTGTATGGGTCACTGATCGAGGCGGGTCCGTTCCTAGGGGATTCAACCATCCTGCAAGCGTGGGCCGGCATGTTCAACGCTTCCATTGCAGCAGTCAACCGGGCGACCAAGTATCAGGGCGGTGGGTCGATGGCGACCCGTGTGGTCAAGTGAACCCCCTGCTTGGCTTCACACCTGACGCGCCTTCGGTCACGCCGGGCGTGATGCTCGATTGCACCCAGTTCATCCCCTATGACACTGGAATGCGTTCTGCCCCTGGACTCAGGACGATTTCCGATGCGCTAGCCGCTGCCTGCCGTGGCGGGAATACGTTGACCAAACTCAGCGGATCTCGCCGGGTGTTTGCCGGCACCGCTGCCAAACTGTACGAACTATCCGGGGCAACGTGGTCCGACGTGAGCAGGGCCGGCAGTTACACCCTCGGGGCTACGACGGTATGGTCGTTCGCCCAATTCGGTGATACGTCGATTGCCGCGAATATCGACAACGTGATCCAGACCTCGACGGCAGGAGCGTTTGCCGATCAGGCTACGTCCCCGCAGGCAACGATTGTCGAATCCGTGCTGTCGAGTGGCGGCGGGTTCGTTTTTGCCTTCAACACCATCGACGCGACCTATGGAACGTCAACTGACCGTTGGTGGTGCAGCGCCCTGAACGACGTTACTTCGTGGACGCCCAGCGTGGCTTCTCAGGCTACGACTGGGCGATTGATCGGTGGCAACGGCCCGATCACTGCTGCCAAGCAACTCGGCGCTGACCGGATCGTCGCCTACAAGTCCGGTTCGATCTACACGGGGGTCTATGTAGGACCGCCGACGGTATGGTCGTGGCAGGAAATACCGATCTACGGGTGCGCTGGCGTCAATGCCATAGCCGATCTCGGCACAGTGCATTTCGTCGTCGGTCAGGAGCAGATTTACCTGTTCGACGGTGCGCGTCCTACGCCTGTCGGGGACGGCGCTATCCGGCAGTGGTGGCTCGATAATTCGTCCGGAGTCTATCGGTACAAGACCAATGTACGGTTCGACAGACTGGCGAATCTGGTCTGGATTTTCTACGTCGGGGCGGCAAGTTCCACCGGCACGCTCGATAGCGTCATCGTCTATCACATGAAAACAGGGCAGTGGGGCAAGGCCGACAGGACGGTCGAGGCCACGATGCTCTACAACACGCCTGGCGAGACGTTCGACGCCTCTGCCGGGACATCGTTCGATGCCGACGTGGGCACATTTGATCAGACCTCGCCAGGCTCCAACGTCATGTCGGTATTCACGTCCTCGCACATCCTGTCGGCGCTCGACGCAACTCCGGGGAGCAGCAACTTCACGCTGTATGACATCGGCGACGACAACATGGTCGGCAGGCTTACCGGGGCGAAGTTGCAGTACATGACGCCACCGTCGTCGGCGAGCATGAACGCTTTCAGCAGCATGGCGACGGGGATGTCCGTGACTGCTGGCGACCTGCAAAGTGCATATGACGTGCCTGCCAACGGGTCGAACTCGTTCCCGCTCAGGCAGACGGCAAAGTGGCACCGCTTGAAGTTCAATTTCACCGGCAACGTGCGCGTGACCGGATATGACGTGCCACTGACTCCGGCAGGCAGACGATGAGAGTTTCGGCAGATAACCGACTACCAGCAAATACAGAGACAACACTTGCTTTTGCCCTGTATGCAATCTTTCGGTCGTTCGCTAATCAAATCAACCTGTTGACGGATGCCGTAATGACCAAAGCGAACCACAGTGCAGCGATAACCAACGATGCCTTGGTCAAGACCGGGCAGACGGTTTATCGGGGTTTCAACATCACAGTTGTTACTGCGGTGGGTACAATCGACATACGGGACGGGGTTGCTGCTGGTGGTGGGGTAATCATCGACACTATTCCAATTGCGACTGCTGCCGGTACTCGGTTCGAGAAGAATGTCGGTATCGTGTGTGAAACGGGCATTTATGTTGACTACAACGGTGGCGCAACAGGCACCGTGATCGTTTTGTACGAGTGAGGTAGATATGGCTGATCCGACTGATACGACTGATCCGACTGGATATGACTGGAGTAAAGTCCCTTGGGGTTCCATTGCCGGCGCAGTGGGGGGCTTTTTCGGTAGCAAGGGTAGCAGCACTACCACTCAAAACATGCCACCGGAGTTTCAGCCTCTGGCGTCGGCAGTCGGACAGCGCGGTGTCGATATCGGGAACATGGCGTACCAGCCATACCAGTACAACCGTACCGCAGGCTTCAACCCGTACCAGTTTGCCGGCATGGACATGACGGCAGAACGCGCCCAGCAACAGGGTGGTTTGCCGCAACAAGCAGAACAGAACCTCGGTCAGACACTGAGCGGCAACTACCTCGGTTCTGGCAACCCGTATGCCGGTGCGAACCCGTATCTGGAACAGAACATCCAGAACACGATGGGCGATATGTCCCGCACGTACAACCAGCAGGTTGCACCGACGATGGCAGCGACTGCGTACAAGTCGGGCAGTTTCGGGAACACCGGACAGCAGGAAATGGAGAACCAGTCCCGCAACATGCTCCAGCAGAACCTTGGGCGCGTATCGGGCGACATGCGGATGCAGGACTACGGCAACCAGCAAAACATGTGGGGCCGCGAGCGCGACCGCATGATGCAGGGGCTTGGACAGGCATCGAACATCTACGGGCTAGGCTATCAGCCGGCACAGCAGATGCTCGGCATCGGTGCGACCCAGCAGCAGCAGGCGCAGAACGTGCTGAACAACCAGTACAACGACTACCAGAACGCGCAGAACTGGCCGTTCCGCACCTACGACGCGATGCGTGCCCCGTTCGGTGGCGTGAATACTGGCGGTTCCACATCGCAGCCTAACGGCAATCCAGTCGCCGGGATGCTCGGTGGATACATGCTTGGCAGTCAGATGTTTGGACCAAATCAACAACAGCCATATCCATATCCGGGCAACTCAACAGGGCACCAATAATGCTGCCATTTGACTTTGCGAGCATGCTGAACAACGGCCTGATGGCCGGGTTGATGACTGGTCGAAAGACGATACAGCCCGCATCTAGGTATGCCGCCGACGATGGTGGCGCGGGGGTGTATGTACCGCCAAACCCCGGTACTGGTCCGGGTGTCACTCCGCAGCAAGGTGCCCCGGTAATCACGCCGGGAGTGGTTCCACGTGAAACCCCAGCAGCAGTTATGCCCGGTTCTGGTCTGATGGCATCGCATGGTTTGCCCAATGGTCTAGGCAATACATCTGCTGGCATTTTCGATCAGTACATGCGCGAGCAGCAAACCAAGACCGGGCCGACGTTCATGCCGCCCGAGTTCAAGAAACTCGGCGTATCGCCAGGCACATCGCCAGATAGTGGCACGACTGGTGGACCCGGCAATACAGGTGGTGATGGCGGACCTGATACTGGCGGTCCTGGCGGAACTGGAGTGACAGACGCTAATGGCAAGTCTCCTGGTGATCCAGGATATGTTGGTACCGGAACCGGGACACATCTTGATGGGGTAAATGTTTCTCCAGCCGTAACTGCTGCGTTGAGTGCGCTCGGGTGGCCTGGATTTCTTGCCGCAGGTCTTCTCAATGATTATGCAAAAACGAATCCTGCAAGAGCACAGTTTGATGAATCGTCGATCAGTACTCCATCCGCGCCACTTGGCATGCTGGACACCAACGCAGAACTCGGGCTGACGACTGCGCCAACAGACATTGCATCAATGAACGATGTTGCCGGTCTTGTCGGCCTTGGCCCAAACAACGATGCTGCCTCTCAAGGTGACGCAGGATACGACGGTGGTGGCAACAC